GCAGACGGACAAGGCCGACGATAAGCCGGCGACCAAGGCAACCTGATGCCGTTGACGACGCCGCAGGAACAGATCGCCTTTGGCCTTCGCGCCATCGGCGTGCTTGGCGTCGGCCAGACGGCATTGCCGGAGGACTACAGCGATGCCTTCGCGGCGCTAAACGGGATGATAGCCGGGTGGAACGCCAAGCGGTGGCTTGTCTACCATCTGGTGGACGTGTCGGTGCCGACGACGGGGCAGATATCCTACACGGTAGGCCCCGGCGGCGACTTCAACATGGCGCGTCCGACGCGGTTGGAATCGGCCTACATCCGCCAGTTCATCAACAACGCGCCGAACTTCGTGGATTACCCGCTGACCATCCTGCAATCGCGGGAGGACTACAGCAACATCGCGTTGAAGACGCTTGGAACCTGGCCGATCGCCATTTTCTATGACAGCGACTTTCCGCTCGGTTCTGTGTTCCCGTGGCCGGTGCCGTCCGGCGCGCTGTTCGAGTTACATCTGGTCCTGAAAGCTACGCTGCGGCAGTTCGACAGCTACGTGCAGTCGATCAATCTGCCGGAGGAATATACCGAGGCGATTTGGACCAACCTCGCGATCAGGCTTGCCGCGATCTATCCCGGATCGTCATTGCCGGAGGCGACGGTCGGACTGGCGAAGGCATCGCTTGAGACGATCCGTACCGCGAACGCGCAGATACCGCGTATGGAAATGCCAACCGGACTGCAACGGAAGCCCTTATGGAATATCTTCTCAGGGCAAAGTTACTAGAACGAAATGGAGTGACGCGCAATGGCCGATGACACCCTGATCCTGACCGGGCCGACGTTCCAGCAGCAAAAGCCCAATACCATCCTTGTCACGCCCACGGGGGGCAAGCAGGCCAATCTCGCGGACTTGATCAACGGCGGGACGGTCGCTCAGTCTGGAACGATGTCCACTCTCACGGTCGGAACCGTGACGACGACTGGCTTCAACATCAACAGCATCACGAACAACATCACCGCCAGCACGACGCAGACGCTGACCGGCGCCGTGGCGATCAACACTGGCATCGCCGTCGTGACCAAGGTAGGGACGGCCGGCGATGCCGTGAAGCTGCCTTTGGTGCTCGCGACGCCTGGGAATGAGGTCTGGATTTTCAACCAGGGCGCATCGGCGATGGCGATCTTCCCCGGCGAGACGTTGACCTCGATCGATGCTGGCACGACAGCGGCCTCGGTCACGCTCACCAATGCCAAGAACGCGGTGTTCATCCAAACGAGTGGCACGACCTGGATCAGCGCGCAGGGCGGCGCCAAGAGCGCGTAAATGACCAGAGTCGCTCTCACGGGTGGTAGTTACGAAGCGCGCAGCGTCATCGCGAGCGCGGTGCGGAGTGTCAATGTATTCGCGGAAAAAAACCCGACTGATGCCGCTTCGCCGTTGACTTACTATGGCTGTCCCGGCCTGACGCCGCTCGCGTCTCCGCCGGTCTCGTTCGCCGGTCGTGGCCTGTATTGGGCGAACAACGATACGATCTATTATGTCTCCGGCCGGGCGGTGTTCGAGGTCTCGCCGACCTGGGCCTTGAGCCAGATCGGGACCATCAACACCGATCGCGGCCGTGTGAGCATGATCGACAACGGCACGACGCTGGTGATTGTCGATGGTAGCCCGTTTGGCTGGCAGATCGATCTGGCGACAAACGCCTTCTCTGGGATAAACTCGTCCACGAATGGACCTGATCCGCCTGTCACCGGCGCCGTGTATGCGTTCTTTGGCGCCGACCGAGTGGACGTCATCGACGGGTTCATTCTCCTGAACCAACCCGGCACGCGGAACTTCTACAGCACCCTGCTAAACGAGGTTAAGTTCGACGCGCTGTTTTTCGCCGCGAAGAACGGTTATTCGGATAATCTTGTGTCTCTCATCGTGATCAAGCGGGAAATCTGGCTGATCGGCGAGCGCACGACTGAAATATGGTTCGATGCCGGGGCGCCAGACTTTCCATTCCAGATCATGCCGGGACCTTTCATCCAGCATGGGTGCATCGCGAAGGCATCCGTCGCGCAAGCCAACGGTTCCGCGTTCTGGTTGTCGCAGGACCAGAATGGACAGGCGATCGTGGTTCGCACGGAAGGCTACGACGCCAAGCGTATCAGCAATTTCGCGCTTGAGAACGCCATGGCGAAATATCCCACCGTCACGGACGCGGAGGGGTTCACGTTTCAGCAGCGCGGTCACACGTTCTATCAGATCAACTTCCCGACCGCTGACCGGTCCTGGCGTTGGGACGAAACGGTGCCGGACCAGTGGCATGAGCCGGTGTGGACCGATACGAACGGCGTTGAGCATCGTCACCGAGCCTCGTGTTCCGCCTTCGCCTATGGGAAGAACGTGGTCGCGGACTGGGAGACAGGCCAACTCTATGCGCTCGATCCGGAGAACCACACCGACGCGGGCGCTCCGATGCACTACAGGCGCGGCTTTCCGCATATGGTGGGAGATGGCAAGCAGGTCATCTATCCCGGCTTCACGTTGGATGTGGAGGCCGCGACGGGTCTCGACACGATTGATCCGCCGGGGCCATTTCCGTTGCTGACAGGGGCGAGCGGGGTCAACGCGGCGCCGTCGATCGACTCATCAAGCGAGGTCGCGTCTTCGTTCACGACAAACTATGTGCTGGATGGGTTCGGCAATCAGGTGCTCGACGGGTTCGGCAATCCGGTCATATCGTCTGTCACGATCCATGACGGAACAGTGCTGTTCGAAGAGGCTCTGTTCGCCGGTCCCGCGCCGCAATTCATCAACGGCCAGTTTTTGTCAGTCGGGATCGTGGATAACTTCGGCAATCAGATTACCGATAGTCATGGCAATGCCATCATTATTTCGCAGACGAACGCCGCCGCGAAGGTTGGGCCGCCGCTTGTGTATCTCCGGTGGAGCGATGATCGAGGGCGCACGTTTGGCAATCCCATCGGGCAAAGCCTCGGCGCGCAAGGGCAATATCTTACGCAACCGCAATGGTCACGGCTTGGGCGGGCACGAGATCGTATCTTCGAAGTCTATGGGGTCATCCCTGGTAAGTTCGCCATTCAAGGCGCTTGGCTCGATCCGGCCCCGATCGTGATGGAATCCTGATGAGCAGCACGGTTTTCATCGATGGCGGGCCACCGCGCGGATTGCCAGCGGCGACAGGTGTCTCATCTGGCGACGGGATCGTGGTCGCGCAAGGCGGTACGCCAGGGGCGCCGGGCACGGCGATCGTTCGCGAGGCCACGGTCGCGCAAATCCTGGCCGCCGCGTCGTTTCTGCCGATCGCGGGCGGCACCATCACGGGCGATCTGCGGGTCAACGGCACGACCACGCTTGGCGCTTCCTCGGCGCCAACGGCGGCGCCGGGGACCAATACCGCCCAACTCGCCACGACCGCCTTCGACACGGCCGCCGTGCTGGTGGAGACGAACCGGGCCACGACGGCGGAGGGGTTGCTGGCACCGAAGGCCAACCCGGCGCTTACGGGCATTCCCACGGCTCCCACGGCGCCGCTTGGCACCAACACCACGCAATTGGCCACGACAGCCTTCACGGCTCAGACCGTCGCGGCGGCTCTGTTCTCCCCGTCCCAGGCGCCTGGCGGTCTGTTTGGGATGACGCTGGCCAACGATGGGACCACGCCGAACACGGTGCTGGACATCGCGGCCGGGATTTGCGCGGACAGCACCAACACGACGGCCATCACGCTCGGTGCGATCACGAAAAGCATCGCCGGCGGGTGGGCGGCTGGGACCGGCGCCAACGGCATGGGCACCGGCCTGATCGCCACGCTGTCAACCTGGTATCACGTCTTCGCGATCATCAACGGCGGCCTCGCGGATGTGTATTTCGACACGTCGATAACGGCGGTGAACAAGCCGCTCGGCACGACTGTCTTCCGGCGTATCGGTTCGATCTTTCTGGATGGCGCTGTCCATATCACACGGTTTTCGCAATCGGGCGACCGGTTCGATGTCGCCTCGCCTGGCGCGGTCATTTCCGGCGTGGTGGGCGATACCGTCGCGCACACGTTGCTGGTCATGGCGCCACCAGGCGTGGTGACAACTGCTCTGTTGTCAGCGTGGATATCTGATGTCGCGGTGGCGAATACCTCAGTTTACATCAGTAGTCTGGCGCAAACCGACCTCGCGACATCGGGAACGAACTTCTCAGCCATCGCGGGCCTCGCCGGATCGTCCAACGCTACCACGAACATGACGGTCGTGACCAACACGAATTCGCAAGTGCGCTTCCGGCTCGCCAGCGCCACTACCAGTTTGGTCGTGACCAGCACGGGCTGGATCGACGCGAGGGGCAAGTAATGGCGCACGCACTCATCCGGAATGGTGTCGTGGTGGCAACGGCGATGTGGGCACCCCCGGATATTCCGGGGTTTGTCACGGTGCCGGATGATGACGCGCGGTTGTTGGCGTTCCTGTCGCCAGCGGACACGAAGCCGCGAAGCATTACGCCGAGCCAATTCTTGAACCGTCTGCCTCCCGCTACGCTCCCGACGCTTTTCAGCAACCCGCAAACAGGGGTGATGTTGGTCACACTCGCGGCAGCGAACATGATCGACCTGACTGATCCGGCGGTGGTCGCGGGGATCAACGCCTTGGTTCCGAGTGTGCTGACGGCGCAACAAGCCGCCACGGTCCTTGACCACTAGGATGCGATAAGTTGCCATACCTCGACGGTCTTCCTCCCGCCGCTTCGGTCTCTGTCACCGACCTGATCGCCGTTGATCAGGGCGGCACGGCGAACATTCCTGGCACCGCGACCACGCGCAAGGCGACGGTCGCGCAGTTCTTTGGTGGTTCGTCAACACCGTTTCTTCCTATCATTGGGGGAACGATTACAGGTGATCTAACTGTTGACGGTCATTTGATATTGCCTAATTTGCCTACGAGCAACGCGGGTCTCGCGCCTGGGACATTGTGGAATAATGGAGGCTTTCTTGCGATTGCTTAAAAGCCGTTTTGTTTTTGCGGCACTGTTCCTGCCTGGGGTCGCATTCGCGTCCTGTCCGGCGACGCCGACCGATTGCGGCTCTCCCACGATGAACAACATTCGTGTGGGATCGACCGCGAATATCGGCATGGGCACGGCGAACGTCACGCCGAACTGGGGTTTTCAAACGCAGTTCGACGTTGACCCATCGGCGCTCTCAACCAACGCGCGGCAGAACAACTTCTCCACGATCCTGAACTACGGCGCCAACACGACGAACATCTGGGAGAACGTCAACTCATTCCTGTTCGTCAATGGGCCTGGGATAGCGCAGGGTGAGATCAATCAGTTCCACGCTTACAACCAGGTCAACGCGGGCGCGCGGGAGAACGCGCAGGAGAACTTTGAGAGTTCTTATCTGAACAACGGGATCATGGGGAATATCGCCGGTTATCTGGCTTTGTTCCACAATGGTGCGGCCGGGACGGTGTTGAACGGCGCCACGGCGATGACCATGATATTTCAGAACGACAATCCGGCGGCGGGTTCGGTCAATCAGTGGGCGGGGATCGCATTTCAGCCCCGGATCGGCGTGGGTTCCAAGCCCACGTTCTACGATGCGATCGTGATCAAAGACCCAGATGCCGGGATTGTCACGCTCGGCGGCATCAATGTCGGCTCAATCGCGAACGCGGCCCCTGGGCAACTTCAGATATTAGGGCCTGACAACAGCGGCGCGACGGTTCCTTTCATCTTCAAGAACACCATCGCCGGCATCGCCACGCCGGTCATGTTTTTCACGGACGCGGGGATTGTCAACTTCGTGGCCGCCGGGGTGACGGTCAATCCCACGGGCATCAGGTTGTCCGTCGCGGGGCCGGATAACAGTGGCTTGACATTCCCGTTCGCGATCAAGAACCTGGCGCTGGATCGCGTGTTCGATGCGACCGATGCCGGGGTGGTAACGCTCAGTAGCGGTGTTTTCATAACCCACCCGACTGGCGTTCTCGCGGCCTTTCTTTCACCGGACAACAGCGGCTCGACTTTCCCGGTCTCGGTCAAGAACCTCGCCGCGTCCCGGTTGTTCGACGTATCAGCGGCGGG